TGCACTAACGTCTTGAGCAAGCTCTGGAGACCAAGTAGCACGTAATTTTCTTTCTTCAACAGCAACAACAACTTCATCCAATTTGAATGATACTTCACCCATTTCAGTTTCAAGCTCTAAAGATGCATATTGTGCCCAAGCAACAGTGAATGATGCACCAGAAGTAGAACAAGCAGAGTTAGCAACACCAGCACCAGCAGTAGAAGCGTTTACGAAGAAGTTAGCAGTACAACCTGTAGCTCCGATGTAACCATCATAAGTAGTAGTACCAGCAACACCAGCACCAGAAGCAGTTGTTCCAACAGGGTGAGTTAAATCTAAAGCCAAGTAACAAACACCAGAAGCATCAGTCAATGAAGTATAGTTAACGATACCTTTACCGTATTGTTGTGTAACTAAACGGAATGGAATTTCTTTACCAGCAGCGATGATTGTGTTACCATCTCTATCCAAGATTGCACCAACAGTCAATACGTGTAATGAAGCTAAGAAAGATTCAGTATCCATTTGGTTACCATCAGCACCTGTCATAACAGCTTTGTTTGTAGCGTTTGGAGAGAATCCAGATACACCGATAACAACAGCTCTTACAGAACCATCAGTAGCAGTAGCTAAAGCAGCACCATTCGCAATTGGGCTATAAACACCATTAGTATCTAAAGACCATGCAGCGTATCCACCAGTAACGATAGATAAAGTACCTTTAGAGTTATCAAATAAACCGTCATTGTAGAACGCATCATACAAGTTTTTAGCTTGCATAGTAGTTACAGCACAGTTAGTTGCAGAAATACATGAAGGTAAAGCAGAACCAGCAGCAGCTCCATCGTTCATACCGTTTAATCCTGTATGAGCAGAGAAAGTTGTTCCATAAGCACCACCGTTATTGTTGTAATCATTACCAGCAACACCAGCAGAGTTAACTCTAGAAGAAGTTTGTGGAACGAAGAAGAACAATTTACCGATTGGCATGTTCATAGCTTGTACAGATACGATATCGTTAGCTAATAATTTTGAGAAAACTCTACGTACAATAGGGAAAACAACTGTTTCGAAAGAACCAGAGTTTGTTGCTGTTGTAGCTTCGCTTAATAATGTAGACGCTTGGTTTTCATATAATTGAGCGATGTTTTCTTTAACGTGACCTCTAAGACCCTCTAAGAATCCTAATGAATCCCATTTTGATTGTGTCTCTAAACGGATAGCTTTCATGTGGTTTAAACCAATGTTACCAACTCCAGACGTTAATAAATGTGACATAATTTTTGTTTTTTATTTTTTTTTTTTGTTATTATTTATTTTCAGTTCTCATCATTAATTCCTTAATTCTAAGAAGCTTAGGGTCTACATACGCAGTACTTTCGTTTAATTGTTTTGAAGTACTAGTTGTTGCACCTTTTGTTAATTTATTCTCTACTGATTCATTCATTGGTTTTCTTGTATCCAATTCGTTAGCAATAGTTTTGAAAAGTTTTTGTGATTCTACAAGGTTTGAAACTTCTACATCAAAACGTTTAATAATGTTTTGTTTTTCAGCCTTTGTTGTTGAGTGTTCCATGAACAATCTAGTTACATAAGTAAGATTGCTATTGAATACTACAGTCTCAATTAATTGGTTTCTAAAAGTTTTAAGTGCAGCTCTGAATTCAGTGTTTTCACTTTGTAATTTTTTAGCCTCAGTTAATAAAGAGTTATATTTTTGTGTTGTTTCTAAAACAAGTTTTTTAGAAGCAGATTCATCAAGTGATTTAGCACCTAATACATGAGGTTGGTTCTCGCCACCAGCCTTTCTAGCTTGAGCTACCGTTGTACGGATTCCTTCTTCAATTTCTTCTTCCTCTTCCTCTTCAGATTCCTCTCCAGCTTCTACTCCAACTTCTTCAGCTCCAGCTTCTGCTTCTTCACCTTCTTCAGATTCTTCTTCATCATCACCCATTTCGATTTCATAATCAGTGTCAGATTCTTCGTCACCCATTTCATCACCCATTGGTGCTAAATCAAGTTCTTCTTCACCTCCCATACCTTCGATACCTTCTGGAGCTAATGCACCTTTTTTAACGATGTATTCACCTGGTTCTGTGATGTTCATGTGGATTTCATCACCCACGATTTCGATTTCATCCTCGCCAGACAATTTCTTGTATATTGCGATAACGTCATCATCTGATGCTGCGGTCATATCCATTTCGTCTCCACCTAACTCTAATGAGTTCATTCCTAAATCTGAATCCATTTCTGGAGCCACTTCTTCTGAGCCTTCAATGTCACCTAAGTCATCAATTGATTCTTCACCACCTAAATCCATTGCATCAATTCCAGCTGAAGCTGCATCTGCATCTCCACCTAAATCTACAACATCATCAGTTTGGTCTAAATCTTCTTCTTCATAATAATCTTCTTTTAAAAGAGATTCTTTCACCATACCATCAATTTCTTCTCTAGCTACGCTACGAAGTATTTCTTTTGTATTGGCATCCAGAGCACTTTGGATTCTTTTGATATCCAAGATTGCTTCTTCAAGTATTGATTTTTTATCAGCCATTTCTTTTTTAATTTTTAGTTTTATTTAAATAATCAAAGGTGTTTACCTCATTTGATAATAAATATGTGTTATTTTTTGAAAAACCTAAATTCATGTGAAATAAATTATAAATTTTTATTAATCCAATAAAAATTTATTTAATTTATCATTCAAATCTTCTTTAAGTATTGGTTTTTTAGTTTCAGTATTTTCAACGTAAGGTCTCATTTCTTCCTTGCTACGGCCAATCCAAGCATCTGGTGTAGATGGTGCTGTAACAACATCCCAACAAATAATCTCAAAATCATCTTGAACAATTTGTTCACCACCTTTACCTTCTTTAAGACTACCAACACCTCTAGATGATACACCAATCTTGATTCTATTTCTCAAAAGGTTGGCAACTTCATCACCCTTGCATGATATGATACCTAAGTTGATAAAACCTGGACTCATGATGATTTCCATCTTACCCATAAGAGTATGACCTTCCCACCATGTTTCTGTAATATTGTGTGAAATTCTATCACCAGCAATAACACTAGATTCTGGATGGTCTAATTCACCTACAGCTCTACGTTCATGAATTGCTTGTTGATATAAATCGTTTTGTCTTTTAAGGATTGCTTCTGGGTATATACGACCATTTCTGTTAAGTATACCATATTTTTGTAATACCACATAAACGATAAGTGGTTCAACGATAGACATTTTACCGCCTGTATCCATTTTACTAATCTCAGTAATAAATGGTTTGTTTCTTGGTTCATCTGGACTAATGTAACCAGCATCATGCTCGATTAACACACCATAACCACTTTGACCAGCTTTAATTAATTTTATATCTTTATGCATATTTCAGTTTATATAACAATAAATATATGTATAAAAGAAAAAAGCCCCAAACTTACGTCTGAGGCTTTTAATATTCTGTGTTTTAGTTCTTTTTTCTATGAAATTTAAAGGACTTATTATTATCAAATGTTGTGTTGATTAGCATATTAACTATCTCATCCAACATTGGTCTCATTATTTCTGAGTTAACTGGTATCTCATTATTCATGAAAAGAGTTATTTCGCAATTGGTAAAACTACGCTTTCCAAATTTTATTCCAGATTCCCTAATATCCAAATCAACAATTGTCCTATCTTTTATAAATTCACATTCGTTTTTTGAATGTAATAAATTGAAGATATTCTGTTTTGTTTTTTTTGTTAGTTCTCTAATTACTCGATTGTAGTTAGGTTCTTCCTCTTCAGTGGGTTCAGCCCAAGCAGAAAAATTTATATATACCGCCTTTGAATGTTTGTTGTTTACACTTCCATAAACAACGTTATAGTTTTTAAATGATGCTATTTTTAGTTCTTTTCCTGTTTTCATACATATACCTGGTGTTTTATACACAAGTATAGTTATTTAATTTGGATTAGTCAAGCAATTTAATGCATTTTACCGTATAAAGATATAACAACACCAATAAGTATCTGAACAAACGTTATAATGGCTATAGCGGCCACCCAACGACTCTTTTGTTTATATATTTCATCCTTCGCTTCTTTCATTTGACTTGGACTCCAAACATCATTAACCTTTTCAATCCACTGTGCGTGTGAACCTACTTTTCCTTCTATGTTTTTTACTTCACCTAATTTTTGGTTCAACTCATTGAACTTGGTGTCCATATCAGTTCTCATCTTCTCAGAACTATCACTTAATCTCTCTAATTGTGTTAGGACAAGTTTACTATACTCACCCCAAGTGCTGTTATTATCTTCAGACATAATTAATCAATTGTTTTTAAAATATTTTTTATAGTTGAGCACATTGACTCGTAACATTTAATTTTTAGCATTGGTGTTAATGAAGAATCTATATTATATTGAGTATCGTCAACAAGTGCTTTTAATTCAAGAACAATATCTTTATACTTATCGTGATTCTCTAAACATAGTTTTTCGCTTAATAACCTTAATTTAAGCATATCTTCATTTTTTGTAGCCATAGCTTTTAATTTTAAAACAAGTGATTTTAGTTATCTTTTAGTGAACCTTTTAATTCAATCAATTTAGAAATCTTATTAGGGAAGTCTTCAGTGATTTCCTTCTTATCGTTCAATAACTTATCTTTTACACGTAAAAGATTATCTTTGGTGTTGGTATCAGATTCCTTAAGGTTCTCATCAATCAAATCAATACATTCTCTAACCAATTCTGAATACACTTCTAATTTTTCATCATCCGTAGATTCCATCAACATCTTAAGTATTTTTCTATCAGATTCATCAAGACTAGCATATTCTTCATTATACTTGTCAATCATAATCCCAGTCAACATACTAGTGGGTAAATCGTAAGATTCAATTATTTCTTTGACTTTGTTACCCAATATATAATCAACAACCTTGCTTGTAGCCTCAATTATTGTATCGATATTATTAGGTGTTCGTTTGGTGAAAATAAGTGTTGTGATATTTTCATGTAAATCTTTGTACTTGTATTCAATGTTTTCATTTAATAATTCATCCTTGTCACATACTTTGATGAAACTAGCAAGATTATCATTAACCTCCAATAACGTTTTTTTGTCAAATGATGAAAATAATTCAATGTTCTCTTTAACAAATTGTGTAGCCTTTTCTCTGTCAGATTCAATTCTATCTTCTATATTTGATAAAACTAAAAATTGCGTTTT